ATATCACAGTCTAACGCACATCTAATATCAAACTGTTTGTTTACCTGTGATATACCTAGTTTAACAGACTCTGCTACGATGTCAACATCTTTTTTACCAGATTCTAAAATAATTTCATCGTGAACCATAGCAATAACTCTACCATTGGTATTCCTCCTTTTCATGTCCATTGCGGTGTTCATAAACCAGTTCTTCATCAAGATAGCTGAACTACCTTGTATCAAAGTGTTCAAACTGGCGTGTGGACTACGGACGGTTAATATTCTCCCGTCTATAGCTTTTAGTTTACCTTGTGTTTCTCCTTTTCTTATTACTGCTTGACTAAATCTTCTGAAAGCTGGTATTTTATCAAAGAAACTTGCTCTTAACTGAGCACCATCTTTCGCGTTACCACCTACAACTGTACCTAACTTGGCATCTCCTGCTCCGTAGCACAAGGCGTAGATAAATGTCTTAGCTTGATCTCTGGAGGATAACCCTGCTGCTTTTTGATTAGCAGTATGCACGTCACCCTCCAGTACCTCTCTAGTGTACTCTGGATCGTTTATGTAATGAGCGAGGACACGTAGCTCCAGACCCTGTGCATCAGAGCCTATGAGCCTATTACCGGGTGGACAAGACCATAACTTTCTACAGTCTTCTCCGTAAATTTTACGATTACTAGGAACTTGTTGCAAGTTAGGATCAGAACAAGACATTCTGTTCGTCACTGCACCTAGCGAGTGGTAGTAACAACGTACTCTAAAGTCAGGTTCTGTTGCTTTTATCCAAGATTTTAGCATTGCTGTGCGTTTATTTAGCGTAAAATGCTCAGAAATGATCTTAGATTCCCTAGAATCGAACTTTCCTAGCTGTATTTCATCAACTTTAGGCTTACCAGACGGGGTAAAGACAGAGGGTTTCCAACCTATTGCCATTAATCTCTTGGCTATCTGATCTCTACTGTTGATGTTAAACGGTATTTCTTTTGTCTTAGTTTTTAGCTGTATTACTTCTGGTAAAAATACCTTGTCGATTTCTTGCCTTATTTCTGCCTTAATTGTCTCTAACTTTTCTAGCAACTCTACTGCTTCTTGCTCTTTGAAGTAGAATCCGTTGTCTCTGACCTTGTTTATCAGCCGTTGCATCATAAATTCTGACTGAATTGACTCTTTTGAGAACTTTTTTAGGTTTAATTGCACCTCTTTGTACAATAAATGACACACTTTTACATCTATTTTGCAATATTCTAGCATTTCAGGTGTAAAAACCTTCCAATCTTCGGGCTGAGGTAGCTTAGGAAAGCCCAAACGGTTGCCCCAAGCTTCCAAACTGTGTCCACCTTCCAAATCAGGCTTGATTAACCTAGATCCAATCAAGGTGTCAAACTGTTTTTTAGCAGGAACTGTAACATCCCACATCATTTTAAGCATAGGAAAGTCAAATTGTATTGCATTGTGACCTATAACTAAGTCGTACTGTGCTAAATAATCTTGCAAGTTATCGGGTTTATAAAATACCCTCTGTTCTGCATGATGATCTTCACAGACAACACAGTGTATCACACTAGCGTCAAAACCATCCGTTTCTATGTCTAAGATAACATATGACATTAAAATTCTTCCTTAACTACCTCTAATCTACCATTTATTTTGTTGTAGTACAATCTACCAGCTACTCCAGCATCTCCAGTGTATCTACATTTTAGTACTCGCATTGTAGTAGTGTTAGCTTCTCGTTCTTCGTCAGCCTGAGTATCTCGTTCCAAGGCTATCACGGTGTCGCTTATCTGACTTATACCATGACTGCCTCTTAGATGACTTAGGTTTATCTCTGCACCATCCTCGTGTGACCTATCAGAGTTCATACGTCTTAGGTGCGTTACCAAGTGTATAGCACATCCTGTTTCTTCTGTCAACTGTCTTAACATGGTCATTGTCTTATCTATTGCCTTACGCTCGTCCTGTATGTCAAGACCACTTACTAAAATACTCAGGTGGTCAATAAAGATAACCTTACAGTCTAAGCCGACAACCATATATCTAACTCTGTTTAACAAGTCTTCACAGTCCATTGATCCGAAATGATCATACAAATAAACTCTACCTGTACCCAAGGTGTTATCAAAGTGTTTCTTTATCTCTTCCTTAGAGTACTGACTGAACACTTCGTTCAAGTGTAGCTTGTCGTTAGCTTCTATGGCTAGGATTCCACGTCTGGTACGATCTACTGACTCTTCTAGGGCAATGATACCTATGTTCATATCGGTGCTCTGCAAGTAGAAGTGCTGTAGTTCGCGCATAAAACTAGACTTACCCACGCCTGTACCAGCAGCCCAAGTGATTATCTCACGCTGTCTTATGCCGTAGGTTCTGTCTTGTAAAGCTTTCCAAGGGAAGTCTATGCTCTGTAGGTTCTGCTCAGACCATAATCGGTCAAAGTCATTAGAAGCGTTCTCAATACCACTAGGTGTATAGACAGTCGCGTCTTTTAAGTGAGACATAAACTCATCTGTCATGGACTTAGAGGTGTACTCACAGGCATCTTTTAACTCTAGGTTAACAATCCTAGCTTTAGACGGGCTAAACAACTTAGCAACCTTACGTGAAGCTAACTTACCTTGATCATCAGAGTCAAAGCAGATAAAAATACGCTCAAACTTCTCTAGCAAGACAAGATTAGCCTTTATGTCTCGCTCTGCACTGGACACACCCGACTTGATTGAGAACACTGGTACTAATGTTTTCTTTAGTGCTATGTGTTCTGCATCGGGTTTGATACGGTTAGCTATTTGAAATGCTGATAGTGCGTCTGCCTCACCTTCTGTGATGATAACTGTATTACCTACTTCATGGTTCTTCGCCTTGGACAAGGTGTGGATACCAAACATCTCTGACTCAGTAAAGTCTCCCTTAGTCTTAAAGTTTTTCTCAGAGTCCCTGTATTTCGTTGCTACTTGCAATCCCTCGAAAAAATAAGGGAACTCTACTGAGTCATAAGTAACCTGTACATCGTAAAAATTACTCACAGCTTTAGATATTTTACGGTCTGCCCATTTAAGGCTAGGTTTTTTAACCTTGGGTTCTATTGGTATAACTTCTGCTTCCACAGTCCACTTCCTCTCAAAACAACTAAAACAATACGTGTGATCAGAATAGATAGCTAAAGCATCACTAGACTCACAATCTGGGCAAGGTTGGTGATCTTTGATAGCTTTCTCTTCCATTAGCAAGACCTACTTTTATAAGTGACAGTTAACTCCACAGGATCATGTGCAAAAACTTCTTCTTCTAGCACAGTGGTAAGCTTTTCTAAATCTTCCATTTCCACGCAAAAATCTATAGATACTGAACCAACTTTAGTAAGTTCCTCTTCGTACTCTGTATTTTTTTTCTTGTCTGGTTGTTTAATATAAATTGAGTTAATTATAATTTCTACGTCTTCAATCATTATTCAATCTCCTGTAAATCATCTGGATCAATATTTTCTGCCCAGTAACCTGTTTCAATTTTGTTAGAGTAAAATTCTTTTACACTGCCGTCATCATTTAATAGTTGATTACCATCCTCATCAACTAGATAGTATGTAATATCAAATACACCTACGGTATAGTTTTTACCCATTGCCATTACTCATCTCCCTTCTTCTCTTTTGCTAGTTCATTAGCTATAGCAGAATAACCACAAATGTCAACATAATTATCTTCATGTTTTGGACTACTGATTGTTCTGGCTACTTTTACCAACGTCATCAACATTGCCACTTCTAGCTTATTGATGTCTATTCTAAGATAAGCAGACCACAATTTAGATATATTACCAAAGTTGTCCTCTGCTTTACCATACTGGTTAGCTCTGTCGTTTGTGATACAATCCAGAGCACTCATTAAAACTTCTTCTCTGTTCATGGTAGGCGTTTCTCCAAGTTATTGATTAATCTAAGTATCATTACAATTAAACTACTCATCTTCAGGTTCCTTATACAAAGTGTTCCAAGTTGTCTCCAGATCGCTCTCCAGTGCTTGCTTGACTGCCTCTGAGCACTCTGGGCATATGTCTAACTTTCTGGATAATTCTAATCTAACGTCACAGATTCTACAGCGCATAATTATACCTTTATATCAATTTTATGTGGTATAACAGGTTTTTTTTCGTATGTCAAGACTCTTTTGTCAAGTTGTACATTCCTGTAAATCTTTTGTAGCAAGCGTTGCTTGTGTATCAAGGGTATATTACTCATTATTTTTCTGCTTTCTTTTCTCTACTGTTAGAGTGTAAGCATACTCACCATTGTCACTTACATAATCTTCTATAAACTTATACTCTAAATGTAAACCAAGATCAATCAATATTTTATTAGCTTCTTCTATGCCTACTTCAAATCCTTCTGACTTGTAGCTATCATTAAATACTATCATCAGCTTGCTCCTTCCATACTCTAAGTCGGATATAAAATCCATCTTCTTCACTGTCCCAATTATAGTCAAAGTTCTCACCATAGTGTTCTTGTAGTACACCTATTAACTCATGTTCAAATTCTTCAGGCATCTTCTTCCTCCTCTACATAACAAAACTGTATAGACTTTTCATCTTCTCTTGGATCAATCCATTCCAAGAAATTATCCACTGTCATAATCTCATTTGGTTCATACCATCTTATACATTGATCCATTGCTGATGCCTCATCTTCAGCATCAACACAATGATTTAGTTCAAACATAACAGTTCGATAAGTTTTTATATTATATGTCTTCATCTTCTTTCTCCTTTGGGTAGTAAACATCTACAATACTCTCACACTTAGGACAAGTCAAGTTAGTAACCATGACATAAAATTCATCATCTATATCATGGTCACCACCCCAGATTAACTCAGTGTTACAGTGCCAACAGTTCATAACCACCCCATCACTTTAGCGTTTCCTATGCAGATCATTACACACGTAACAATGTGCATAATGATCCACAACACCTTACCCGACTGCTTCAACTTGCCACCAATCAGGTGTAGCAGAGTGCGCCCACTTTGCAAAACTGTTCTTAGCACCCATGTAGTAGTTACGATATGCTGTGACAGTATCTTCATGCTTGTACTCATCTGGCATACACTGTGGTGGTGGGATTAACTCAGCGTCCCATGCAGAAAACTCTATATTCTCTGGATAGCTAAGTAAGAAGGGTAACAGTCTGGCAGATTTGTGTACCTTGTCGTACCTTCTTGTATACTCTTTACAAAGTCTCTCAAAAAGCATGAATGTCCACTGATAAGCACCTTGGTTAGAACGTACCCAGACAGCAGAAGGATGGTTTTTGTGTGTACACTTGTACAATCCTACTATGTCTGCCTTGTCGTCACCATCTAATACACGGTGTGCAGTGGATAACAACTGGGCAGTTTCTAAGATCATCTTGACCACGTGTTTGTCGCAATGATACTCCGCTGACTTGGTGAAGCTTTTGTCTAGGTAAAATATGTTCACTTTAACTTCCAGTAAACTTTATCTTGAACGAACAACTGTTTAGCTTCTGGGTCTGGTGATTGACCACCTTCTATGTAGTGCCACTCGGCACCATTATTGTAGTCTTCTTGTATTTGGTTTAGATAGTCTGATTGTGTGGCTGTTGCCATTGTTAAGAAAAGTAATATTGCTAACATATTTAACTCCTATTGTTGCTACACTTAGTACACTATGTAAAGAAACCTCTATTGTAGTACTATGTGTACTAAGTGTATAAAATAGCATAAGACAAAAGTATTGTCAAGTGCTAATTTAAAACTGTTGGAATATTTTCAAAATAATTTTGACTATATTCTTCAATTGCCTCGTTTACAAAGTACATTGGCTCGCGTTGGTTATATATAGCAAGATCAACCAAGTGTTCAATGTCTTCACGTCTTGCACCCTTTTGTATTAATAGTTCAACTAAAATTATTGTGTCGTTGTCAATCATAAGAATAACCTCCGATGTACAGATCATATCTTTTTTGTCTCTCAGAAGTGGATTTAAACCAATATGGTAACATATCGTATTTACGTTCTATCATGTCACAAAATTCAATGTAGCTAAGTGGTTCTTCAATGTGGAATTGAACATTTATAGCACCATTGCCCTCGTTGCTAATGAAATAATTAGTATAGCCTAATTTTTCCAAGTGTTTTAAAAGTTCTTTTTTTGTCATATCAAGTTTATTGTTGGTAGTGACAAAAGAAATAGCATAGTTGCCAAGAATATAGCAAATAGTATGTAGTCGTAAAAGCTTTTCATTTTTAACCTCATTTGTTTTGAGTGTACACTATAAAAGAACTATTTATTATGTCAAGTAAAAAAAAATAAAAAAAGTAGTTGACAATGTTTTTTAAGTGTGCTAAGTTGATTTTGTCTTAAACAAAGTAACGGAGAAAAACAATGAGAATAGAAACATTGCCACTGGATAACGGAACTATCGGATTTCGTTTTACTATCAAAAACAGCAAGAACAAAGTTCTTTTTGCCGGTATTGCTAAAAACCACGTTACTAAAAACAAGTGGTTAAAAATTAAGTCTTTAAAAACTTTTAATCAAATTAGTATTGGGTACTATACTTTATATTTGCAAAAAACTATTAGCAAAACTAGGAAATTATCAGACGGTTTTACTACTCCGAGATATTTTTTTAACGTCTAGCAAAAAGGTCAAGGTGGTAATTAATTTTACCACCTTGAATTTTTTATTTGACATTGTTTTATTTATCTATATATTAGGTGTATAAATTAATAAAACAAATGGAGAATACAAATGTTAGTAAAAGACGCAATCGAACTAGGTAAAATATCAAACGGTAACACTAAGATGCCCGGTACAACATTCTCAATTGATGCTTTTGCGTGTCAAACTGGATCAAAATTAGCTAAAATAAAAGGCACAAGTTGTAACAGTTGTTACGCTCGTAAATTACAAAAGC